TCATCAATAGCTAAGCTAGTTGATCTGTTAACAAACATCATGTACTCTTCAATAGCACCTTGCTTATCAAACTCAGCAAGTATTGCATCAAACTCAGCTAAATCAGTAGCAGCGTTAACACCAGTAACACCAGAAGTCACGTTACCTCTTGAAGTGATAGCAGCAAATAAACCTTCAGTACCTACTTTTTCACCACCATCTGCTCCATAAATAAAGTCGTCAACAGCTGTTTCAGCAGTACCATCTAAACCAATTTCACTTTCTAACATTGCCATTTCAACGTAATCAGTAAATCTAGCTCTTGTATCAGCTTCAGCTTTTAAGTACCATAAGTAACCACCTTGACCAGTTTCAGTAGATACCTCAACCCAACCAATTCTAGAAGCATCAGATCCTGATACCTCGTAGTAATCTTTCATAATAATTGGTTTATTAGTAAAAGACTTGAAACTTGGCTCGTTAGCAGTTCTTGCATCAGAGTGAGTACCACCTTTTTGGTTGTAACCAACACCTTTAACAAATTCTGAACCATAAACTAGTATAGTAGTTTCTTTTGAAGTACCAGTATTAGTTAAACCAGCAGCGTTTAAAGAAGCAGCTCCGTAAGGTTTAACATCTATTCTAGCACTAGAAACAGCTGATACTAAACATTTAGCAACACCATCAGCATTAGCAACGATAACAGTATCGTTAACTCTAATACCGTGATCTGCCGCCACAAACCCAGAAGTCTCATCTATATCAGAATCAATATCAATTTGACCACCATTTGTTGTAACGTGGTGAATATGACCTTTGTAAGAAAGGTGTAATCTTGATTGCTCAGACCAAACTACTTGGTCAGCAGTCATAGCTTCTTCTGCACCAACTTGAGAAAGGAAACCAGAAATTGTACGAGGTCCAAAAACCTCAGCTTCTTTTTCCATCAAGTCTGGCAGATATTGTTGCGCCCAACCTTCATTTGTAGTTGCCGCAAGATCTAAATAGTTTGAAGATAATGTTTGCTTTTGTGAAGCAGGCACACTATTTAACAAACCTCCATTTGTAATTGCCATAATTTTTTAATTTTAAATTGTTATTTGTTGTTTTTAATTTTAAACTTAAAATCAGAAGAATTATCACCTAACACTTTTACTTTTATTCCACCAGCTTCAACAACCCCGTGTTTTTGTCTTGGACTCATACTGATGTTTTTAGATTTAGCAACACTTTCTTTTAAAGCATCAGCCTTACCTTGTTCGTAAAAATGTTTTGCAACAGCATCAGCGTTCATTGCTGTAAATAAAGATTTATGATAACCCTTAGCATCTACTAAACCTGCATTTTTATCCAAAAACTTTTTGGTAAAATTGTTTATATCGCTTTGGGTGTTTTTAACCTCTTCAGCATTGTTTACATTAAATCTGTATTTTTTATCACCGACACTATATTCAAAACCTTTGAACTTGTCGTTAAAAACTTGGTTAGTTTTTTGTGTAAAAACTTCAGAGTTTCTTTTTGCTGTTCTTTGACTTGCCTCTGATTCTTTGTTGTATCTATTAAAGAAATTTACAGCTTTTTGTTGTTCTTTAGTTAATTTTGAACCAGCTTTAATTTCTTCATAGTATTTAGACTTTTGCCCGTCTAAGTGGCTTCTAGCGCTGGCAACTTGCTCTTTTAACGCTAGCTTTTTTCTTTTTATATCTATTTCCTCATCAACTTCTTCATCATAAGAAAAAGAGTCTTGCATGAGAAAACTTATTTCTTCTAAACTTAAATGTGGTTTTGTTTTTTTGTAGTACTCAAGTAAAACTTCTGTATCATCTAGTTTGCTGTAATCTTTATTAAGATTTACGTAATCATTTATATCACCACCAGTCTCTTCCATAAAATCTACTAACTTTTGTATATTTTCTGGTAATGGTTTACCGGTTGCTTCATTTTCGGCTACAGCTTCTTCAACTTTTTCTTCTACTTCAGTTATTTCACTTTTAGTTGAGTCTTCAGTAATTTCTTCTAATACTGGCGTTTCTTGTGTTTCGCTTTCCGATTGTACTTCTTTTTGTTCTTGTGTGGACTCGGCGTTTTCAGACTCTGCAACCACTCCGCTGTCGTCAGCGTTATCTTCTTTAGTTTCATTTTTTTCTTGGTTTATTGGTTTGTCTAAGTTTACTTTTATAATGTTATCATCTTGTTGATTGCTTTTAACTTCAACTTTAGTAACATTTTGTTGTGTAGTTTCTTCAACTACGTTTTCTTTATTTTCTTCCATAATATAATATAATAATAATTAATAATTTTACATACCTAAGTTAAATCCACTACCTAATATATCGTTATTTTTAGATTCAAAATCTTTAGACGGTAAATTTCCTTTTCTTTGCTCAATCATTTCACTTTGTTGAGTTGCTTGTATTTTTGTTCTTTGATCTTTACGATCTTCTTTAGTTTTTTCTCTTTGCATCAAATTATTAGTCTCAACACCTTTTAATTGCATATTGTATTGAAACTCTAACTGCATAAGTTCTTTTTTAAGCCCTGCTTCTTGCATCATTTTTTGAGCATCAATTTCAGCTTTCATTTTTAATAAATTAGCTTCGTTTTCTAATAACACTTGATTTTTTTGTATTTCTAATTGAGCAGCTGTTTGCGCAGAAGCATTATTAGATTGTGTTTGCGCTTCTATGTTTTGTTGTTGTAACTGCCTGTCGTTTTCTTCTTTTTGTTTTCTACGTAGTTTTAAAAGTTTATTAGCTAACTTTATATTTTTTATTTCTCTAAGATCAATGGCATCTTCTATGTTTATATTCTTCTGCTGTATAGCCATTTGTATATTATTTTCTAACATAGCTTTTTCTTCTTCGTCAGGCTGTAACTCTATAAATATACCAAAGTCATAAAGATATAATTCTTTCATTTCGTTTAAAGTTGCTACGTTGTGTGAACCTATAGCTTGAATAAAAGCATCTGCTGTTGGAGAATATTCTAATATATCAGATATTCTAAGTGATAATTGTTCTGCAACTTCTGATGTTAAAAATAAACCAGCTTGTAATATGTGTCTAGTTGCCGTATTACTATTTGCCGCAGCTAGTTTTTGTACGCCTACTAAAGCGTTTTTATCTGGCATGCTACCGTCTCTAGCCTCATTAAGACCAGTTGTGTCTCTAATCATTTGCAAATAATAATTATATGTACCTATTAAGCTTTGTAACTTAGCACCACCGTTACTTGACTGTATTTCTTGTATTGGTACTTTGCCTGGATTCATATCACCTTCGCTAGTAAAAGATCTACCTATAACACTACCAGTTTGGAAAAACATGTTTAAAGCTTCTTGTGGATTATAATTAGTACCATTACCTAGATCAATCTCAGCTAAACCATCAGCATCTAAATAAACACCATCAGGAACTATACGTGACATAACTTGTTGTAATTTAAGATGTGTAAGCTGTATCATATCAGCAAAACCAGTTATACGTTTTACTAAACTTTCTATTTGACCATCATACATTCTAGGAGCTACAATAGAATAATTCATTTTAACTTTAGTATAATCACTTTTTGGCCTCATCATGTTTGAAGCCATTTCCCATTTTAACAACCTTTCAGTACCTAATATTAAAGCTCCTTCGTAAAGAGTTTCTATAGACCTTAATAATCTATTATATGTTCCTTCTTTATTTTCAGGTGGATTAAAATTATCGTCTTTAGGTATAACTTTTTCTGCACCTGTACCAGTTTCTTTTATTTTATAAACCTCGTTCATATAAGTTTTGTAA